CCCTGCCAGCGACCCTCACGCTGCTGACGAACCTGATCAATTTCGACCTCTTCGGGGGCGCCGCGACCGGCATTCAGGTGCAGGTTTTGGCTATCCCGGTCACTCAGTAGGACGCCCCGCCCATGGCCATCAAATTTACCTCCCCCACCAAGCACGGCGCAACCACCTTCGTGCCGAGCGTCGCGCTGGCGTTCGAGGACAAGGACGCTGAGCCGTATTTCATCGCGGCCGGGTTCGCGGAGGCGACCGATGACGAGCCGGTCATGACCTATCCGGTGGGCGAGGTCGATATCGATCCCGAGACGGTGTTCGGCGACGGGCCGAACAAGGGCAAACTCGTGATGGGGGGCGAGTGACATGGGTAAATATGCAGATCCCGCGTTCTACGATGCGGCGTTCAACACCTTCAAGACCGCAGCCGGCACGGTTACCCAGACCCTGACATCGGCTCAGCCTGCCAACTTCGCAGGTATTGCTGCGGTGAAGCTCGCATCGGTGACGCTCGACAAGACGAACGACATCACGCTGGCTAACGGCGATACTTCTGGCCGGAAGATGACGATCGCCGCGAAGTCGGCGGTGCCCGTTACCGCTTCGGGCACGGCCACTTACGTGGTGATCGATAACGGCACGACGATCTTCGTCACCACGACCGCCAGCACCGCCGTCGCCTCGGGTGGCACGGTGGATATTGGCACGTGGAAAGACGAGATCCAGGCACCGGCATGATGACCATCGCTCATCGCCTCGGTAACGCGCTGCTCAACCACCGCGCAACGCAGTGGCTGGCCGTTCTGGCTATCGTGCTGACCGTCTCGATCTGGGATGGTGAAGAGGCGCGGTAATGGCAAACCTTCGCGATCGGGTGAAGGTCGCGACGGCGACCACGGGGACCGGCACCATCACGCTGGGCGCAGCGTCGTCGGGCTATCGGACGTTCGCCAGCGCCTATACGACGGACAGGCTCGTGTCGTACGTCATAGAGGACGGCGCGGCATGGGAAACCGGCGTTGGCACCTATTCGGTGTCGGGCAACACGCTGACGCGCACCATGGACGCCAGCAGCACCGGTTCTACGCTCAGCTTGTCCGGTTCGGCCACCGTCGCCATCGCCTTCCTCTCGCGGGATAACGTCGCGGACTGGCCGTTCTTTGAGGCTACCTTCGATGGCGAGGTCGCGGCGACGGGCAACTCCTTCGCCCGCGCCATGCTCAACACGCTGGTCACCGACACGCACGCAGGGTTCAACCTGTCGACCTCCGTTTATACGGTGCCCCAGGACGGGATCTATGACATCCTGTTCAAGTTCCGCCTGATCGACGGCGACATCCGCACGCTTTCGTTCGGCACTGGCGTCGGCACGACGCGCGGTGACACGCCCGCATTCTCTTGGTGGGGCGGCAATTTGCAACGCCAAGGCACGACCTATCGGCGGGTGGCTTATTTCCAGAAAAACGAAACGCTGGAGGCATTTTACTACATCGGCAGCGGAACCCCGCCGAACATCAAGGCCCTTGATCTTGTTATCTTCCGGCAGATGTAGGCGATGGTCGGCGGTTATCCTGTAGGCGGCGCACCGGTCGGCGGGCGCAATATTGCAGCGCCCGCGCAGCCGGCTGTCGCGCCTAATAACGCCGCGCAAACGAACATCGCGTCATCCCCTGCCCTGACGGCGCCGACCTCGGTCCAGCCTGCATCCGCCTATCAGGCAAATGTATCCACCTCGCCGTCCCTGTCGTCCAAAAGCCAGGTCGCACCGAACAGCGCCTATCAGGACAACACCGCAACTTCGCCCACGCTGGCAGCGAAGAGCGCGGTCGCGCCCGACAACAGCCAGCAGACCAACGTCTCAACCAGCCCAACGCTGGCCGGACGTTCCGCGGTCGCCGTCGACAGCGCTCAGCAAATCAATAGCGCGACCTCCCCGACCCTATCGGTAGCGGGCATGCTGGCGATTGACTCCGCGAGCCAGACGAATGCGGCAACCTCCCCGACGCTTGCGGCCCGCTCGTCAGTCGCCCCGGATAGTGCGTCCCAGATCAATCAAGCGACGTCGCCGAGCCTGTCCAGCAAGGCGTCGGTGTCGCCCGCGTCGGCCTATCAGGCGAACGAAACGACGCAGCCGACAATCGCCGCGGCCGGTACGATCAGTATCGCCAGCGCGGTGCAGCAGAACGTCGCCACCAGCCCTTCGCTGTCGTCGCGATCGACGCTGGCGGTGGACAGCGCATCGCACGCGAATGTCGCGACCTCGCCGACGATCGTCGTCAGGTACGCGGTGGCCCCGGCGAGCGCATTCCAGTCGCAGATTGCGTCCAGCCCGTCGTTGTCGGCTCGCTCTGCCGTAGCGGTTGCCAGCACCTTCCGCGGCAATTTCGTGACCTCGCCCTCGCTGTTCGTCGGCACGCGCCCGGTTCCACCGTCCAGACGCACCGTTCGATCGGCTCGCGTCTCCCGCGTCGTCTATTCGCCGCGCCCCTCTCGCTTGGCTGCATGATATGCTGAACTGGCCCGACAAAGATCCCGAAGCTACTTACCGTTATAGGTGGAATCCGCCGCTCGACGCTGGCGATAAGCTCGCCTCCGCTTCGGTATCCGTCGTGTCCGGAGATGTATCAATCCAGTCGCAAGACAAGGACGATGCCGGGCTGACCGTCGTTCTGACCGGTGGGTCGGTGGGGCCAAATCTGCTGCGGGGCGTCTGGCTTGGAGTCAGCGGCCAAGGCGACGACAAATTTATTGCGTTGACGGTCAGGCAGACCGAGAGCGACCGGGTAGTTGCCGCTTATGGAACGGACACTGGCTTCCTAGCATGGCTTGAAGATCACGGCCTTTCCCTCCCTGCTGACGCGCCGGTCCCAGCCGTCCTCCGCACCCGCGGCACCGCCTACGTCGATGGCTACGAGACGTTCTGGACCGGCTCACGGTCTGGTGGCGTCATGCAGGAGCTGGGCTGGCCGCGGACCGGCTCGACGCTCAATTGCACGATCGCCGTCGCTGATGACGTGATCCCGCCGCCCGTGGTCAACGCGGCCTACCGTGCCGCATGGCTGGAAGCGTCAACGCCGGGCATCCTCGCTGGTCCCGTTTCTACGCCGGGCAGCCGGGTGAAGCGGCAGAAGGTCGACGTGATCGAGCGCGAGTTCTTCGACGATGGCGCAGCGAAAATGGGGGGCGGGCCTGCATTCGTCGACAGCATGATCGACGGCGCGCTGCGACAGTTCGTCTGCGACAGCACGGGCGGCGCATTCATGTGGAGCCTCGGCAGCTGATGGACGACTTCTATGCCTCCATGCGCCAGACTGCGATCGACCTTCTCGCCCCCACCAGCGAAGGCGGGCTCGGGCAAGGCACGATTGAGCTTGTCCGCTATCTCGACAGCGCCACACCGGCAAATCCTTGGGACCCGCCTGCCCCACAGGAGAGGGAGGTCACGGTCCTAGACGGGGCTGCCCGCGGTGTCGGCAAGGATTTGGTCGGCGCGCCTGTCGAAAACGGCGGGCAGATCGTCGCTACCGATCTCCAGGTGATCGTTGCCCCTTGGGGCGGGGCATACGAGCCCACCGATGTGCTGGAGATTGACGACAGCCCGGTCACCATCCTGAAGGTCGAGAATATCCCGGCTGCGGGAATGGTTTGCGCCATCCGTTTCGTGGTGCGCCGATGAACGACGAGCTGGAAGACCTGATCGACGGACTGGCGCCGGCCCTTGCGCTGGCGTTCCTTGCGGCAATCGCGTTGCTGCGGTCCGGCATTAACTACCAGCTGCTCGTCATCGCGCTGCGCGAGGGCGACATTGACGCGGCTGTGGATGCGCTCAACATCGAACCGGCAGCTTTCAGCGGGTACATGCTGGAGCGTCAGTCCGGCTTTGCTAAGGCGGGGGCGGTCGCATCGGAGACACTGACCAAGCAGCGCGCGGCGGAGTTTCGTGCCCCTCGCGGGCCGAGCCTGCGTATGCCAGAGCTAGCGCCCGCGGGGCCATCCGGTCCTGTGCGCCCTCCCCCGCCCGCGTTGTCGTTTGACGGTCCTGAGCCGACCAACATCGTGTTCCGTTTTGACATGACGAACCCGCGTGCCGAGGCCAAGATCAGGACCGAAGCGGCATCGCGAGTCGCCGGCTATGTCGAAGAGCAGGCCGAGACAGCCCGCAGGGTCATTGCCGATGGGTTCCAGCGGGGCGAAGGGCCGCAAACCATCGCTACGACCATCGCCGGCCGAGTCAATCCGATCAGCGGCAGGCGCGGCGGCATCGTCGGGCTGTCCGCACCTCAGACGGGCTACGTTGAAAGCATGCGCCGTCGTCTGCTGTCCGGCGATCCTGACGAGATGATGAAGGTGCTCGGCAGCTTCGACAAGGATGGCAAGTGGAAGGAGGGCACGGGGCAGACACTGCGCGACCGCCGCTTTGACCGGTCGATCAAGAAAGCGATCCGCGATGTTGCGGCGGGCAAGCCGAACCCACTGACCGCCGACAAGATCGAAGAGATGGCGGGGAAATATTCGGATCGCCTGCTCGCCAAGCGCGCCGACGACATCGCCCGTACCGAAACGGCACAGAGTGTCATGTCCGCCCGCGCTGAGGCGACCAAGCAAGCGATGGACAAGAACGGACTGCCAGATGACGCGCTGACCAAGACGTGGCGGCATCTGGGCGGGCTGCATCATGCCCGCGATTGGCACCTCGCCATGAACGGCAAGACCGTGATCGGCATCGACGCTGTGTTTTTCATGCCGGACGGCTCGCTGATGAAGCACAGCCACGACCCCGAGGGTGGCGCGCGCAACAACGTCGCCTGCCGCTGCTCGACAGATTTCACCATCGACTGGGCCCACGGGCTATAACGGGAGAATGACCATGGGTTGCAAGGACTGCGCGGAACGCCGCAAGAACCTCCGGGACGCGATCATGCGCGGCAAGATGGCCGACGCACTGGATATCACTGTTGAAGGTCTGCGGGCCATGATCCGGATCGACAGCGACGCCGATCATCGCAAAGTGCCGGTGGTGGCACCCTCTCTGCCTAACCTGTCCGGCAAGACGAAGGCCGAGCTGCTGGAGATCGCGGCCGATGAGGACGTCATTGTCCCCGAAGGCTCGACCAACGCGGAGATCATTGAGCTGGTCGAGAGCAAGCGGCGCGGGCTGGCCTAATGGCCGGCTGGGAGGGCATAGATCCGGCGAAGTGGGCTGCCATGTCCTCCCAAGGGCTGACGGCCCTGCTGCGCAATTCGGTGCAGGAGCTTGCCGAGGTGGCTTCGGCCACGATCCCGAACGGCGGGCGTGTCCCTGTGAAGACGGGCAACCTTGCGCGCTCTGTCGTCGTCGACACTAAGCCTCCGCAGACGATCAACGTGCTGGCCACACAGCAGAGCTTTTCGCTAGGCGTGGCCAACATCAAACCCGGCGACACCGTCTATATCGGCTACCAGGCGAAATACTCGCGCCGACTGAACTACGGCTTCGTCGGCACTGATAGCCTCGGTCGCACATACAACCAATCCGGCTATGGCTTTGCTGAAGCCGCCGCGGCGCAATGGCCGGCGATCGTCGCCCGTCAGGCTGCGAAGATGGGAAAACGATAATGCCGGCGATCGAGACGACCGACTGGATGGCGCTGAAAGGTCGCGTCGAAACGCTGGCGCCATCCCCTGTGATGCAGGTCATTGAGCCCGGCGCAATCGTGCAGCTGCCGGCCGAACCGCATATTCTGCTGTCCGACGTTAACAACGATCCCGTTCGTCTCGGCATTGACCGTAGGCTCCACGTTCGGAGCGGAACGCTGATGCTGACCGTGCAGTGGCCGATCGCTCGCGACATCACGCATGTACAGCTGCGCGAGATTGCGGGGCAGATCGCGGCTCACTTCCCGGCGGACACCTGCATGTCCTACGGCGCGTCTCGCCTTCGGGTGACGACGGATGCTGCCGCCCTGCCCGCCTATGTCGATGGCGCCTATCGTGTGGCGGTCGTGCGAGTGCCATGGTCGTCAATATAGCCTGAACTAATGATGCTCGATCACGCACTATTGTTGCGTTGATACGCCATTCCATGTAATGTTGCGGCACTCAAGAACCGCCCGGCTGGGGCAATGGGAGCGCCGCACATGGCATTGCAGGCTGTAGCAGGGTCGAAGTTCTATATCGGTACGCGCGTCGCGCTCCCGAACGATCTCATCGTCGAGCTGGCGGATTTCGCCCCTCAGGAAGCCGAATGGATCGAGGTCAACGGCTGGACCAATGCCGGTTCGCTGGGGGACACGCGTACGGCCATCAGCCAGAACTTCATCGGCTCCGGTCGAACGGTGACCATTTCAGGGACCGCCGATAGCGCAGCCATGGAGAACACCTTTTCCCCGCTGCCGAATGATCCGGGCCAGCAGCGTCTGGTTGCCGCGATGGAAGGCTGCGCTAACCACGCGTTCAAAATCGAATGGGGCGCGGGCTGCGCGACCGAAGGGCTGGTGACGATCACCGTCGCATCGCCTGGCGTCGTAACCTGGGCTGGTGGCCATGCGCTCGAAGCTGGCTCGCCAGTCATGTTCACCGGCACCGGTGGCACGCTGCCGACCGGGCTCACTGCCGGAACCGTCTACTACGTCCTTGCAGCCGGGCTGACGCCGACCAAGTTCAGTGTGTCGGCGACGCCGGGCGGCGCGGCAATCGCGACCACCGCGGCCGGCACGGCAACATCCATCACGGCAACGGCTCAGCCTGCCGGCCAGACTGACCTCTTCTATGGCCTCGCCATGTCGAAGAACCGAAATGGCGGCGAGGCGAACACGGCGCTGATGCGGTCGATCACCGTGAAGCCCAACACCAACATCGTCGAAGTTTAACAGCTAAGGGCGGCGGGGTTCGGGTCCCTTTGCCGCCCTTAGACCCGAGAGGGCCCGGCGAGACACATTATGGACATCGGCAAAATCAACGAACCCGTCGATCTCGCGCCCGGCGAGTGGATCGATGACATCCCGGCCCTGATGGGCGCCAAGGTCAAGGTTCGCTCGACCAACTACAAGCCCTACCAGATTGAGATCCAGGGCCTCGCGCGCCGGTTCGGCAAGAAGCTGAACACCAAGGAGGGCGTGCGGGCGTTCAACATCGCAACCGGCAAAGTGCTCGCTGAGCATATCCTGCTCGACTGGGATCTGACCGGGGCTGAGGACGAGGCCGCGCTGACCGCCGATGGTCAGCCGCTCGGCTTCACTCGTGAATGGGCGCAAACAGTGCTCGGCTCCGATGACCAGCACGGCGTCGGGCAGGCATTCCGCAACGGGATCGAGTGGGCCGGCGATCAGGTGGCCAGCAAGGTCCGCGAGCGAGCGAAGGAAGCGTCGGGAAACTGATCGAGGCGCTACGCTGGTCGCTCGACAAGTATGACCAGTGGCGCGCGGCGAAAGATGAGGCGGACAAGACAGATGGCGAGGTGCCAACAGAACTTGAACCGCCTGAGATCATGGACGGTTACGGCGGCTGGTACGAGGATTTCTGGCGGCTCTCTACCGAACGCCAGATCGGCATGGGGATAGGCCCGATCCCTGCGAGCGAAATAGACCGGCACGTCGCCGGTTGGGATTGTGAGGACGCGGAGGTTTTCGAGTTCTGCATTCGGCGAATGGATGAGGCCTATCTGATGCATCAGAACAAGACCGAGCAGCCCGATCCGTCCGTGTCGCCGCGTGATGCCTTCCGTTCTGCCACCTCGACACGGCGCGGGCGGCGATAATGGACGCAGCAGCCCTCAATCTATCCGTCAAATCGGACTCGGTCGTACAGGCCGCGAACGACCTCGACCGGTTTGCCGCATCCGCCACGAAGGCAGGGGCGGCATCCGGCCTGGGTACGGGTTCGATCGCCCGCCTCGTTGCCAGCGTCGCGTCCATGAACAACAAGCTTGGCGCGATCGTCAGCGGGCTCGACAAGGTGAACGGCCAGCTTGCGACGATGGCCAAGGCCGGTCAGGGCGCGGCAGCCGCGAACGACAACGTCTCGCGATCCATCGGTGTCGCTGACAGCCACGTCATCGCCTACACGCAGCATCTGGCGGCGCTGGCGGCGTCCCAACAGAAGGCATCGGCTGCGACGGTGGCGGCTGACGCGCATGTGGTCGCCTATACCCAGCATCTCGCCCGCCTGTCCGCGCAGCAGCAGGACGCGAATGCTCATGTCGTGGCGTGGCAGAACGCGATGCGGGCCCAGGGCGGTATCCAGAGCGACGCCAATGCGCATGTGCTGGCGTACCGCGACAGCCTCAACAAGGTGTCGGAGGGCGCGAACGCCGCCACGACGTCGATCAAGTTCACGGCTCGCGAAGGCCTGAACGCCTCCCGTCAGCTGGCGGATATCGGTGTCACTGCGGCGTCGGGGATGTCGCCGTTCCTAATCGCGCTCCAGCAGGGGCCGCAGCTGTTCGACATCATCCAAGAAAAGGCGATCAGCACCGGCACGAGCATCGGCACCGTGTTCCGAGCGGCTGCGGCGTCGGTGCTAGCCATGCTGGCGCCGCTGCTGCCGGTTGTCGCTGCTCTTGCCCTAGTGGGAGCAGGCATCGCCGCCCTTACTGCGCAGGCGAACGATACGAGCGGGCTCAAGAAGTACACGACCGAGATGGGCTACACCAAGGAAGAGGTGAAAAAGCTCAACGCGGTGACAGTGACCTGGGGCGACACCACGAAGGCGGTGTTCCAGGGCGCGCTGGCTGGCGCTGCAAGCTCGTTGGGCTTGAACACGAAGGATATGGCCAAGACGTGGGACAGCTTTCTGGACCACCTCGCCACCGGCACGCGCGCGACGCTGGCAGGCATCTACGCCGGCATCGCTGGCACAAAAGCGTATCTAGGCGAGCTTGAGAAGGGTGGTGTGACCGGCATCGGCAAGATGCTGATCGGTCAGGGCGATCCTGACCTGCTCAAGAAGACCTACGGCAAGGCCTATGCGGACGGTCAGAAAGCGCTCGACGGCATCGTGGCGCAGGCGCGGAAGAATGCCTTGGCTCGCCAGAACGAGATGGCCAAGGGCTTCTATGATAAGCCGAGCACCCCCAAGGGGCCCAAGCCATTCACCTACGACGACCTGATGAAGGACGCGGAAAAGATCCGTAACGACCTGAACACGCAGGCCGCGCAAATCGGCGTTTATGGCGAGGCGCTGGCGCGTGTCACCTACGAACAGGATTTGCTCAACAAGGCGTCGGAGCGTGGACTGAAGCTGTCGCCGGCTCAGAAAACGGCAATCGCAGGCATCGCGGCAGAGTTGGCCAAGCTCTCCGAGGCGAACCGCGTTGCGAAGTTCATGGAGGACTTCAACCAGCAGACGGCGCAGCAGCTCGCGTCATTGGAGCAGACTAGGGGCGCGATCGGTCTGACCGGGGCCGCGCTGGCTGAGTATGCGTACTATCAGGAGCAGGTGAACAAGGCGGTTGCCGACCATATCGAATTGACAGAGCCGATGAAGCAGGCGTTCGCGCAAGACGCCGCAACGATCGGTGCAGCGACGTACCGTAATACGGTCGAATCATCCGCTGACAGCACGTCGAAGACCCACAACGAGCGCATGCGCCAGCTGGAGGCCGAGCGCGGTGCCCTTGGACTGACCGGTCAGGCGCTCATCTCGTATCAATACCAGCAGGACCTCATCAACAAAGCCGTGCAAGATGGCGTGGCCGCGGCGGACGTCGATATCGCCACGATCCGCCGCAAGGGCGATGCCTATGCAGCGCAACGCTACCAGCTCGACCAGCAGACGCAGGCGCTGGCGGAAAGCCGCGAGGTGACGCGCTCGTTCTTTGCCGACTGGATCAACGGTGTCCGTGAAGGCCAGAACCTGTTCAAATCGTTCGCCGACAGCGTGATCGGCAGCCTCAACCGCATCATCGACAAGCTGCTGGATCGGACTCTCGACAGCTTCCTAGACAGCATGTTTCAAGGCGGCTCAAGCGGGGGGCTTCTCGGTGGTCTGTTCGGCGGCAAGGCCACGCCCAACTACACCAGCCCCTTCTCTGGAAGCGGAAGCATCTCCAGCCTGACCGGCGTGTTGCCTAACGGTTCACAGGCGCCGTCCGGCGGCACGACACGGTTCGCGCAGGGCGGCGTCTTCACGAACACGGTCGTCAACACGCCGACGCTGTTCCGATTTGCGAATGGCGGCGCTCTTGGTGAGATGGGCGAGGCTGGTCCCGAGGCGATCGTGCCGCTGAAGCGCGGGCCGAACGGCTCGCTTGGGGTGCAGATGCATGGGGGTGGGCGACCGGACGTCCGCATGGGCGACATCCACAACACCTATCAGGTGACCGGGGCGTTCGACCGCGATCAGGTCGTCGGCCTCATCCGCCAGGGCGGCACCGCGACCTACGATCAAGTGAAGCGCGATCTTCAGTCGCTGCTCCAGCAGCTGGACACCGATGGAGCATTCGCCTCGTGAAGATCTACGCGTTCCCCACCTTCCGCGTTGAGACGCAGCTGTTCCACTGCCCGGGCGCGGGCTACGACGGTGGCCTGACATCGGGTGGTGCGCAGTTCATCACGCCCGAACCGGGTGGCTTCTCGGTGCTGGAGATCGCCCCGGCGCTGATTGACACGGAATGGGACGCGCCGCTCGCGTCGTGGATCATGTCGAAGATCAGCGGGCAGGTGTTCCGCGTCCGCCTCGCTCCCTCGCCCCAGATCGCCTTCAGCCGGCAGCGCGGGATGGTTGCGGTGCCGTGGTCGAACGGACAGGCGTGGTCGAACCAGCAGGAGTGGGATGGCGACTTCACCGGACGGTTCGCCACAGCATCACTGAAGGGCTCCGTCACCATGTCCTTCGATCTGACCGGCGTCGGCCCGATCGTCAGCCCCGGCCATGTCGTCGGCCACGGCTCGGAGACCTATCTGGTCGACGAGATCAGCTATGTCGGCGACATCGGCACCGCAGTCGTCACCCCTCCCCTGCGCCGCGATATCGTAGCTGGTGACAACTGCTACCTGCGCCCGTGGTTCACTGGCCGTATCAGCAATGGCGGGGATATCCGGTCAGCATACGACAATATGGGTCATGTGAAGCCGGGAAACATCGTGTTGCAGGAGTCGGTGGTTTAGACTCGCCAAGACCGTCAGCGTTGCGCAAACTGGCCTTCATGGAATCGATAACCAAAGACGTACTGGCTTGGTGGCAGGACACCTTTTCTGACGCCGATCGGGAATGGATGATAGCCACCTACTCTCCGTTGAGCATGGAGATAGGCGATGTTAGCGCCTCGGCCGTAGAGCGTCAGCCGCTAGTGCAGCTGCTTACCCATCTGGAATCTACGACAGCAGCTAGGCATCTGTCTTTGCTCGCACCCTGGTTTAGTAAGCCCGGCTACCAGCATTGCGCTATAGCCTTCGCGCGAAAGGGTTTAGAACTTCTACACAACGATATGCCGGTCCTTGACCAGCACTTTGCGTGGATGAACCAGTGTATATCTTTGTACCGCTGGCGAGACACTGAGGTAGGAGCCCTAGAAGGGGCGATTGCAGCTTGCGAGGCCTGTATAGCGATACAGGAACAGGCTGCCGAGAAGGCCAAGAAGTTTTTCGGGTTCATTCCTTCACATCACTGCTTCCGTCAGCTTCGGATAATCGAAGAGAAGCGCGGCAACTTTGAACGCGCCTTGGCACTCTGTGAGGAAGCCAAGGCAGGCGGTTGGGCTGACGATTGGGATCGTGATATCGCTCGACTACGTAAGAAGTTGCAGCGTGGCACTCGCGGTGCCAACCTATCCCTATGAAATGGCCCATCCTCATCCTCGCCGGATTCGCTGCCACCGCGTCGGCGGATAAGGACACCGATTATCCGCATCGCGACTGGGGGCATGTGGCGACGCTGGATATGAGCGTTGCGGAAGCGACTGCCTGCATAGCGCGAGCGCTCGATAAAGGCGGATCCGTTCTGGTGCTGCCGGTCGATGGCGGAAACGACATCGATTATTCGGTGGACGTGCCTTGGGGCAAACGGCCCGATGCCTGGGAGAGGTTCAAGCTGCGCAACGACGGCGCGACGACCACCCTACGGCTGTTCTACCGACATCCGGTAAGCCAGAAGGGCGCGGGGAAGGACGTCGAGAGGCTGAAAAAGCAGTGTCTTAGGGTCAGCAGGGTCGACCCCGCCTAGCTCACTTCTCACTTTAATGCGGTTTTGCGCAACATTGTTGCGTGCTATGGTAAGGCATGAGTGCCTTCTACGACCAGATTGATAGCGCACTAGGCGACGCCAGCGAAGTTGGTGACATCGTCCTGACCGTACGCAAATGTTGGCTGTACGACTTCAAGAACGAACCAGTCTTTTTGTGGGATGGCCAAGGCACATTCATCGACAGCGAGGGCCGCGAATGGCTCGGCACGATCGACGCGAACGGCGGCAATTTACATAGGACGCCTTCGCTGCAAGACGGACGGGATGGCACTAGTGCGTCCTACACGTTCTCTTTCAACATACCGACGATACCCGGCCAAGAGGCTGAGATCCTTGACCTGTACGAGGGGCTGAAGAGCGAGCAGGCAAACGTGTTCGGCCGCAAGCTGACCTGCTTTCTCGCCGTTTTTATCGAAGGCGAGGGCTTGAGGCCCGGCACGCCGCTCTCCTTTTATAAGGAGTTGACGATGTTCTCCCCGAAGTTTTCGGAAACCATCGCTCGCAGTGGGTCAGGCGCCGTCGTGAAGACCTATACGCTGTCCATCACTGCGAAGGATAACAATCACGGTCGCAGCGAAACGCCGGACCGAACCTACGCCGATACGATGCAGAAGCGCAGAGCGGCGCAACTGGGGGTTCCCATTGACCGAGGATCTGAGTTCCTCGCCCTTCTCGCCAACCGAACATATCAGGTGCCATAATGGGCTTTTTGAAGAAGCTCGTCGCATTGGTCGCGGTAGCTGCGCTGGTCTATTTCAGCGGCGGATGGGGGGCAACGATCGCCGGCGCTCTGGCGGGTTCGGGCGCCGCGGCGGCATCGGGTACTTTCCTCGCCAGCCTTATCGGTACGGTCATTGTCGCGGCTGGGACGTATCTCGTGACCGCTGTGTTGATTGGCGGGAAGCGAGCGCCCGACATGGAGGCTGGCAAGACCAACGTACGGATCACTGACCCGCCACGCTGGCTACACGCCGGTCGTTCTAGATCAGGTGGCGGCGCGTTGTTCGGCGAGTATGACGCCCAAGGCCGATTTTGGTACATCGTCGTGCACAGCGATGAGATTCTACATTCGCCGTACAGCTACTTCCTTGATGATGAGACGGTGACACTGGGCTCCGATCACTATGTCCTGAACAAGGAATTTCGCCTCAAGACCAACAAGGCGAAAGACCCGGCCGACGCGGATGGTCAGGGTAAAGGCTACGTCCGCATCTGGACGACGACCTATAGCGAGACGAATCCAATCCCGCCTGGCATCGCCGAATTGTCCGCGGCTCTCCCACAGTGGACGCAGACGGAGCACCTGCTCGCTGGCACGACATATTCTGTCATCTGCATGGATGCTCTCGACGTTGAACACCGGTACAAAATCTACCGGTGGCGCGGCCCCTTCGGCATGGGTGAGCCCGCGGTCAGCGTGGTCGGCGATTGGGCCAACGTCTACGACCCGCGCGACGAAGCGCAGATTCTCGGCAATCGGTCGACCTACAAGCCGACCCGCAATGCCGCCCTTATATGGGCGTGGTTCCGTACTCACCCGTTCGGCCGTGGAAAACCAGAGAGCGACATCAACTGGGATCGCATCGCAGAGCAGGCTGATATCTGCGATCAGGTTGTCACCGGGATCGAAGGCGACCAGCCGCGGTATGAGGCCGGGGTTTCAATCGTCGACAGCAAGCGCCGGGTGGATGCCGAAAAGGAGATCCTGCTGGCGTCTGACGCGATGATCTTTTTCGACGAGACAGGCAAATCGTTCATCCTCGTCGGGCACTACTACGCCCCTACCCTGTCGTTTTCCCGCAACCGCGATATCATGGCTATGTCATCGGTCGAGGCTCAGGATGGCGAGTCTGAGACGCAGGGCGTCATCGTCAAATACACTGAGCCGTCCGCAAACTACGCAGTCCAGCCCTCCGCGGCGTGGCTCAATCCGCTATATTATGACCCGCTGACAACGCCCAAGTTTCTGCCGGTCGAGATTCAGGCATGTCAGAACCATAATCAGGCGATGCGGCTGGCAAAGGGTATCGGCATGCGCTCGCAGCCGCGCCACAAGCTTGGTCCGACCGTCAATCTGCGTGGTCTACAGGCCCGCCATGAGCGCATCGTTGAGATCCGCTACGACAACACGTTCGACGGCATCTATGAGATTGCCACGCCGGCCGAGCTGGATGCGGCGGGCATCTTCACTGGGTTCGGTGCGGTCCCCATCAATCCCAGCCGCTGGACCCTTCTGCCCGGCGAAGAGCAGCCCGCCCCCATCGTGGATGGTTCGGGCACTACCGACGCTTACCCCGCCATCACGGGCGAAAGCGTCTACCTCTCGGACGGTGCGATCCGCATTGACTTCCCCGCCCTGCCCCGTGCGGATGCAACCTATGTCGGCGAATATATTCTCACATCGGCCATCACCGGCAACGAGGATGATCCTTGGCAGTCCATGTCGGTCAATCAGACGACGGCGACTAGCGGGCTGCTGCTGGAGGGCGAGGACTATACGGTACGCTATCGGTACGTCACCACCGCAGGGCGCGGCCCAGCGTTCGAGTACGACGTCTTGTCCACGACCGCTGTCCTGCCGCCATCGACCAACCTGACCGCAACGGGCGGCGCCGGACAGGCCACGGTAACGTGGAAGAACCCGAACGATCTGAGGTTCTTCTCGACCGACGTTTACCGCGGCACGACCAACGTGTTCAGCGCCGCGACCAAGATCATCGACAGCTATGGCGGTGGCGTCGGGCAGGTGCAGTCAATCACCGACACCGTCGCTGCCGGGGTAAAATACTATTGGGTCGTTGCCACTGACGGCGGGATGCTGGAAGCCACGCCCACCGGTCCTGCAAGCGCTACAGTGACATGAGCGCTAAGCCGAACATGATCGACGGCGCCGTCATCCTCGCTGACGGTTCACTTGCTCCGATGGGCACAGTGGATGCGAACGCCAACGATACACGGCTACCCCCTGACATGGTTGATGCACCAGTCGCCGTTGCTATGACAAATGGAAGTCAGATTTCAGCTGCACGACCGACCTGAGACTTTCCATTTATTACGTCAGACTTGTAGAATGTTGCGCAAGAAGGTATGGCATAGCAGCATACTTTCAAAGGTGATGGCGTGGCTGAAGCAACCGATATTCTGCGGGACGCCCTGTTTGGTAACCCCCCGACATCGGCGAAAGAGCCTTCGCGCGAGGGCGTGTTGGCGGCATTCGGTAATTTGGAGGCGCGTGCGACCACGGCCATAGCAGGCGCGATTGCTGGTATCATTTACTACGCGACTGGTGCGGAGCGTGCGGCCGACACCACCCGGCCGATCGGAACCCTAGGCAAGGCCGCCGACGAGGCTGATTATTACCGCCGTGACGGCTCTGGCTGGGTGGTCGATAACACGGTGTATCAGGGTGTGGCCTCCGTGGTGCAGCCGCAAATTTCTGAAGTTCAAGATGCCGTAAACGGCCTCGTCTCTAACGTCTCCAACCTCGTCACCTCCATCGACGGAGACCTCCTCACCGGCGTATCGGCGTCTGGCGTCCAGCCGCAGTATTCCAATGGTGCCGTCGCCCGTCTGGACACGCTGAACCGGCCGCTGGGCATTACGATACCGTCCGGGCAATCGGGCCGCGATTCGCTGGTGCTGGTGAACGTCAAGGTCGAGGGTCCGTCGCTGACCGGCTCGGATGTCGCCCTCTATTATCAGGTCGACACGTCAGCGAACTATGACCGTGGGCTGTCGATGACGCTCATCGTGCAGACGATCGGGGGGGCGTCCGAAGCCCGCGAAACCACCCCGTTGCCGCTTGATGCGACGGCATCCCGATCGACTGTCGGTGTCCGCTATACCATGCGCGGCGATGAGGCGGTGTTCCTCGCCTTCGTGCAGCTGGCGAATACCAACGCCACGAGCGCGCAACAGTGGATGATGGTCAGCGGTATCGCCTTGCGTGTGCTGAACGCGCCGGGCCTGCTGACGGCAACCGATCTGGCATCGAACGTTACCCGGCAACGCGACATTGCCCGCGCGATCAAGGGTGCGCAGAGCGTCACGCCGACGATCAAAACCGTGAAGCCATCTGGCGGCGACTTCAACAGCCCCGCGGCGGCTATGGCCGGGATTACGGACGCCAGCGCGACGAAGCCGTATGTCGTCAAAATCTACCCGAACACGGGTGATGGCAGCTGGCCGTGCATTGAGCTGACGCCGAAGGATTACATCGATCTGGAGGGTGTCGGTCCTGCCCGCGTGTGGCTGAAGGGTTATCAGGCTCCCAGCACGTCGCCTGCCCTCATCACGCAGAACTCAACGCTGCGGTGGCATTCGCGATCAGTGCTGACCAACCTACGGGTCACCGCGCAGAACATGCGCTATGCGACGCACACGGACAACCCGAACGAATCCTACAACAAGCTGGTCGATTACAACTGCGAATGGGAGCATTTCGGCAACCAGGAAGCGCGTGACTATCAGACCAGCCAGGGCAATGACCCGAACGTCATCTGGGCCTCGATCGTCCCGTTTGGGTCAGGCACGTGGCCGGGCGAGCGGCGCATCCACAACTTCTCGATTTTCCGCGGGCCGACCGCATATCTCGCGCACAACACGAACGACGAAGGCACCACACCCCCCACGCTGCCAACTCCGCAGCCGGACGCGGCGCGTGTCACGCTCATTGGGTGCCTGCTCGAAAGCACGGCCGGCGCGTCGGCTACGGCGGTCAACCTGCAATCGTTCGGCACGGGGCAGACCGACGTTCTCGAACTGATCGGCTGCAAAGTCATCGGCAACGTCGAGATGACCCGCCAGCGCGGGACCGAGAACAACTGGCTGGTCACCGGCTACGGCAACATCGGTCTGACGTTCACGGGCGCGGCTGTGCGGCAGTCGGTGATTGCGGCATGATCCTCGTCCGCTTCGCCCGCACTTTTCGTAGACAGTTGAGATGACCGCCCTGCGCATCCTCAACCTGATCACTTGGGGCATTATGCTCGTCTACATGCTGCCGGGTGCCTGGAGCGCAACGACAGCACAGGCGCGGTACGGCGACCCGATGCGCCTCGCCTGCGCCGCGACCGCTTTCGTTTTTATCGGGTTCAACCTGTACTGGGTGTTCGGGCCGCGCGCGCATTCCTCGCCGTCAGATCCGCTCATGAACTCGTTGCTGACGCTCAGTGCTGCGCTCGCGCTGTTCATTCTGAAGCTTGGCCGAACCTATGGCCGCGGAATCCCTATGGCGCAGCGGGTTCATAACGATGGCGAATAGCGCGATCCCGGTAGCCGTCCACGGCTGGACATGGACCGCCGCTCTTATGGGGTTGGCTAACCTCCTCATCGGCGGTGTGTTCGTCGCCATCATCCGCACACGCCCGACGCTGAAGAAGATCGCGAACGAGCGGGAAGCCAATCTGCTGACGGAGCGCGCCAAAGAAATGGACGGGATGCGGCGTGCGATTGCGAAGCTGGAAGCCGAACGCGCGTCGGACCGCCATCGCATCAACAACCTGTCGCAATGCCTCGATGCCCTGCTGCTGATGATCGAGATGGACCCGAGCAAGGCGGCGGCTGCCGCGGCGAAGATCAAGGCGATGCGGGCAACCCAGATGGAAGCGGAGGCGGTCGAGAAGGCCACGATCCACGCAGCAGAAATCACGACGGCGAAGGAGCCGACAGCATGACGCAGATACCCGACGACTACTGGCCCCTGCTGGCCAAGATGCGCTTAGGTTGTGTCGCCGCCTTTTCTGGCGGCCAGCCATGCCGGACCCGGCCGCTGTAAAGATGCTTGTCGATCCCATTCATCTCCGCAATTTGAAACCACGGCGTGCCGTCGCTGCGCTTCAACACAGTGGCACGATTAGCGGATTGCTCTTTTCGCGTAGCCCAGCGGCAGTTGCTTGGCTGATAGCCCTGAGCGTTGTCGACGCGATCAAGCGTCAGGTCGTCGCGATAACCACTCTCGGCAGCCCACTTCAAAAATACGTCGAAGCTCTTCCAGTTTTCGCAAACGGTAATCCCCTTGCCGCCATAACGTTCGAAGCTTGTGTGGCTGTCCCGCTGACAGCGCGCGACCATCCCGCCCCAAATCCGATGCAGCCTCGTACCGTTCATTGGATGTCGCTTGGGTCTATCGATGCAGCCGCCGCAGGCTTTCGACCCACCAGAAACAAGCGAGTGCTCACGCGGCGTTCCTATGGCGCCGCATTCGCATCGTGCTGTCGCTCGATACTTTCTGTCCGCTCCAGCCGGATGCTGCTCAAGCACCGTCCATTTTCCAAACTTAAGACCTACCAAGTTTTGGCGCGGAGCTTTCTTGAAAACCATGACCCTGTCTGCCGAATCGCGAGCCAGTGGTCAATGAAGGAGTTGTCCGCATGACGCAAATACCAGACGATTACTGGATGATGCTCGCCAAAATCGAGTCCGGCAACAACCCGCTGGCCAAGGCGCCGACGTCGACCGGATCGGGTCTGTACCAGTTCCTGAAGGCGACGTGGATCGGCGAGGGCGGCAAGTGGGGCGCCGATGCCAAACTGCCGTTCGGCGGCCTGAAGCCAACCCGCGATGAGCAGACACAGCGAGCCAAGACGTTCACCGCCAAGAACGCCGCGGTGTTGGTGAAGGCCGGCATTCCGATCAACAAGGCGTCGCTGTATGCCGCGCACTTCTTCGGCGCCGGCATGGCAGCCAAGGTCATCAAGGCCGACGTCAACGCCCGCGCGGATCTGATCGCCGGACCGAACGCGACCAAGGCGAACCCGTCGATCCTTCAGGGAAAAACCGTCGGGCAGTTCCTGGCTTGGCTTAACAAGAAGACCGGAGATTGGGCGCGATGACCGCCCGCGAACAGCTGATCGCCTACCTTGCCACGCTGGCGACCCTCGCGCTGGTGTTCGCCATCGCGATCGTCGCCGCGGCGCGCGTGCCGGAATTGCTCGGCAAGGCGGAGGTCTTCGGCCTCGGCACCATCACCGGCGGCCTGATCGGCATCCTACGCATCCCGACCAGCCGGCCGATCGAGCCGACCGGCACCCCTACTGACCCCATCGCAACGAAGGAACAACCATGAGCATCTTCAAGAAAATCGGCGCCATCTTCAGCAAGAAGAACGTCGCCACGATCATCGAACTGACCGACGCGCAGAAGGCCGTCGCCGCGCTGAAGCAGACCGCGATCGGGGCGACCGTCGCCGCGGACATCAAGGCCCTGTCGAGCAGCACCATGACCGGCGCACAGAAGTTCGAGACGGTCGTCACCACGACGCTGCCGCTGGTCGTCGGCCTGCTCGCGGAAGGCGGGCTGAAGAAGGCCGAGACGGAGGTCGCCGACATCGCGCGTGAGCTGGTGCAGAGCATCTTCAATCAGGTCGCCAGCAAGAAGGCCGAGACGGTCGGCTCGCTGATCCTGAAGGTTCTGGGGCTCAAGTGAACCTCTCCCGCCTGCTGGGTCGATCGCCCCCTGAGATTCCGGCAGGCGGACGCGCATACACGAAGCTGCACGATGGCCAGTGGTCCGTGTGGGTCGAGGCTGACGGCGCGCATCGCAAGGTCAGCCCGTCGTTCACGCGGCAGGTGGTGGCGTACGATTATCTGGATTGGGTGACGGGGGTGGTGCCGTCGTTTGAGTATCCCGAAGGCATGGCTTAGCTACTCGAAAGCACGAACGGCAGGGATTCACCTTGCGTTCCGGTGATGCTATATGGGTGGGGCTGCGGACACAGCGGACAAGGCTATGGCCCGTGACCGAGATGAAGTGTTGGGAGGTGTCTGCAAAACCGCAGGGACCGTTTGGACCAAGGCCAATTTTGGAAGCCGGGATGGGAAGCGAGTGGCTGACCAGTCCGCAGCAAGCTGCGCTGTTCGTGAGCCGAGAAGCACGGACGAGGTGACTGAGACTCCGGGGCGGTGAAACTCCGCATGTATACGGCAGCGCGGCATGTTGAGGTGGTGGTGTCCCGAAGGACACGACGGGTTGGTGATAGCGCTGATGTCGCGCCGTAGGGTTCGAGTCCCACACCGCCGCCTCACCATGCTATCCGCGCCCCATGACCCCGCGCGAGCAAACGACGATCACCCCACCAGTCGCCAGATAGCCAGCCGCTCATCACCATCGATGAACCGCCGCGCCAGATCGCGAAACTGCTCGCGCATCTCCGGGGTATCTTGCTCCCACGGCACGCGCTGGACAGTTAGGTCAACCGTTACCCCGACTGACGCGCAGAGGTTCCGCGGCAGATTGAGGTGGTAGTCGTAAGCGAACTGGTCGAGCAGTGGATGCACCATGTCGTCGGCGTGCTTCATGGTGGCGGGGTGGATTGCGTACATCGGCAGAACGTAACAGGAACGATCGGTGAGTCGCTAGGATGGATCACCTGCGACGACATCATCCCCGAACGCCTCCACCGCGTTGATGATTGCCGTTAGATCGTCTGCGGTCAGTTCGCTTTCCTCGTCCACCGGCTCGCCAGCGTTGAAGGTCGCGCGGAAGCGGCGCAGGTGGTCTAGCGCGGTGTGGAGACTGACCGGCTCCTGCCGCGGATCGTACTGGCCTTCGTTCTCTAGCGGCTTCTGGAAAGGCATAGGTGTCTCCTTGCCGCTAGCTTATGCTCGCCAGCGCGAAACGCAATCGGGGCGCCAACCGTAGCTGACGCCCCTTCAGAGATCGCGGCCCGACTGCAACAGCAAAGGACACTGACGATGGCGAGACGGTGATTCTAGCTGGCGGCACCCGGTTGTCCACCAGCCTTTGCAGGCGTGGCATCGACGAGAGCGAACACGACGCCCCGGCAGAACAGATCGCCATCCTCTAGAATGTCGAACGTCGCGTGAGGGATCGGCGTCTTGATCAGCCACGAGGCGTCGATCTCGTCAGGTGACCACAGCGCCTCGATGCCGACGCCGTTGGGCTTGCGGCGGAAGTAGGCTGCCATCTGCGTTTCGTCGCCCTCATCACTGACGGCATTAAACGACGGGATAAGGCCCTCGGTATCGATCAACGCCGCGGTGCCGTCGTATGCGCCGACCTCATCATAGATCGCGCCGCGGAACTCCAGCAGATCGTCCGACATGCCGAACGCCGCGACTAGTCCGGCCGCTGCTAGTGTCTTGTGATGCTGCTCGATCTCGCGGGCAGGATATTCGAAGCCGTTCAACAGCGCGGCCGCTTCATCTCTTGTCATACTCGTTCATCCTTCGGCAGGCTCACCGGTGCTGGGAGGCCCATTGCTGCGGCGAGTTCGGATAGGAGGCGGGGGTCGGTCATGCTGCGGACCTTGAGCGACGACCACGGCCGATCGCATCCGGGTACTCGTCGCGGTACTGGAGGTGACGCTTCACCCCCTGCCCCGACCGGCCGACCCGCGCACCGATGATGGCATAGGCCAGCCCGCTATCCCGCAGGCTGCGGGCCGCGTTCGTTTCCTCGGATGTCCAATCGCGCTTCACAGGTGTTGCGCCGGATAGCGTTCGGGGTTGACTAGCGCGTCGCGTAGGTCGGCCGCCATCTGCGGGTTCTCGCCCTCAATGCTTTCCGCATAGGCAGCGATGGCCTTCTGCGCGTGAGGATCGCGCCCGCTATAGTCCAAAACTAAATAGCGAGCCTTGGCGCTGATCGGATGGCCGTCGCGTCGGGTGACGCAAAATCTGTCCTCGAACCCGTTGACCGTGAAGCCCTTGGGGCGGTCGGCATTTCCATCACTCATCGTTGCCCTCCAAATGATCTGCGTAAATCCGCCGCCCCCGCCACTTTTCCGGCTTGCCGTAGTGTGGATGCGTATCGAGCCAGTCGTGCCGGTGTCCGTT